GCTCCACGCAATGCTTCTAGCTGATCAGTCCCATCGATTTTACGTATCATATTTAATACATCAATTTCGACCAATTCTTGACCATCGATTTCTAATTTATAGTAACGTACGCTAACCGATACTTTTAATACCGGTTTATCACCGGCTTTCCAACCACCAAAGTCAACTTCACGCCATGCACCGGTAACGGTTACCACTACCGGCGTTACGCCTGCTTCACCATCTAAACCACCGCGTAATACTAACGGTACTTGGGCACCATCGCTTAAGCCAAAGGCTTTAACAATTTCAGCATCATACTCTGCCAAGGTGAAATCACATTCGAGTTTTTCCATACCCATATCTAGCGACACAGGCATATCCATACCACCGGCGCTATGTTCTTCCATCTTGAGGCTAAGCTTCGGTAAGGTTAACTCACTGACTACGCCAGCATAACCACGTCCATCAACGAATAAATTAAAACTTTTTAATACTTTAGGTATCATGCGAATATCTCCTCTAGGTAATTGTCAACTAAACGACTACGGAATGTAATATGTTCAGCTGGGTAAGGTGGGGTGAAATCAAAATCAAAGGTTACTTTGCCTAACTGAATTTGACTCGGCGTATTTAACTCCGGATCAGCCCAAGCTCGACCATTGATAATCGCCCCAATGCTTTTTAAGTGTCGCAAATAATTGTTGACACCTTCTAGCACATCTTCCACGTAAGTTTTACTGATGTTGCGATCAACTGCCCATAAGTGTGCACGTAATAATGCATCATTGATTAAATCTGCCGTACGACGAACACTGATGAATTGCCATTTAGCATCAGATGAGCAGCTGTGATTACCCCATAGACGATAACCGTTTTGACGAATAATAGTGGCAACATCGTTTTCATTCAGCTGATTAGCCCGAGCATTACTATCACCCAAGGCAAAATCAATCGGACGTTTGGTACCTAAAATACCTAACATCGGACGGTTAGACGGACTCCACCAGAAACCACGTTCGTTGTCTGACTTGGCAATAATACCAGCCACTCGTGCTACCGGTGATTGATCTGCTTTATTACCATCAGCATCGGCCACCATAACACCTGGGTCAACCAAATAAGCCCGTGCACTGTCGATCAATTTACGATAAGTAATCGCATCGGCATCACTAGTATTCGGTCCTTCTAAAATGGTAATCGCCCGTAGACGATCAGCAACACTGATTAAATCACTGTTGACATCATCAGCATGTAGATCACTACCATCAAGTTTTCCACTATATCCCGGTGCAATTAAAATGCGTGGCGTAACATAAACACTATTTTCTGCCCCTAATAATGCTTGGATACCTGTGTACTGATTAGTACTTGAATCAACACCACCTTTGATCTCAGTTGCAGTCACCTGGGTTGGATCAGCAATATCGTAAGCAATGCTAAGTACAGCATCTGCAGCAATACCACCGTTATCAACACGTGATAAAACACCAGTAACAGTATCAACTGTATAATGAGTATCAACTGTATAATCAGTGTTTGTATCTTGACTTTGCACCGCGACATTTGATACATACACATCATCCAACTTAACGCTATCGCCAGTTAAAGTGTATTCTTTTGCTGCTACTGATTTTTTATGAGTACTAGGATCAAGGACATTGATCACTACCACCATGGCACCTGCTTGATCAAAAATAGCATCCAATGCATCTGGTATGCTATGTCCACCACCTTGTACCCCAAATTTTTCTACCGCTTGTTTGCGTGAACCAGAAATTAATACTGGTTCATTCACAGGTCCTATTGGTGCGGTACCAACTAACCCTATGACAGATGATTTCACACCACTGATCGGTCGTGCACCTCCATCTAGTTCTACAACTTCTACACCATGTAAAAAAGCCATATAGTTTCTCCTATATTTAGTTAAAAAAAAAAAATCGCCGAACAAACTGTGTTCGACGATCAATGATATATCAACAGCAACACTATCTTAATTAAATACTGTGATGATACGATGCTGTTGATGACATGTGCTAAACCAGTTAAGGTTAGCGTTCTCTGCTAATTTCCTTTACCAGAACTTGATCAGAGCGAGTTATTAGCTCGCTGTTAAGTAGTGATAAGTATTTATCTGTTAATGATTAACTTAACTAATAAATTCACTAGCTTAATATAATATTAACATTTTTCTCTATAC